GAGGTATTCTTTACCTCTGACCTTCATTTCCGACACGGAAATATAATTAAGTACTGTAAACGCCCTTTTGAAACAGTACAAGACCAAACTGAAAAATTAATTGAAAATTGGAACAAGACCGTTCCAGATACAGCAACTGTATTTATTTTAGGTGATTTTGCTTTTGCTACCAAAAATCAATGGAGAGGGTTTTTAAATAGAATGACTGGTAAAAAATATCTAATTCTTGGAAATCACGATCGACATGAAGATATTCCAACAGAAATGTTTGAAGATGTAGTTGATTTAGCAAAAGTATCAATAAAAATTAAAGATCATGAATGGAAAACGTTTATTTTATCGCATAGGCCAATTTTGTGCTGGGAAGGAAGTAATGATGGATCAATTATGCTTTATGGTCACGTTCACACTTGCACAAATCCTGAAGTAGATGAAACTATAGATTCAGAGTTGGTAAAACTTATGCCAAAAAATTCATGGGATGTGGGAGTAGATAATAACAACTACACTCCAGTATCTGTACACGAAGTACTAGAAAAAATAAATAATAAAAATGGAATTAAGTAAAGCATGTAAACAATTAATTATCACAGATCCTTTTTATGGACTATTTCTTTTATCATTAAGTAAATGTTATTCGGATAATGTTCCAACAGCAGGTGTTTGTAGAAATGGAATTGATTGTCAACTTGAAGTAAATAAAGACTTTTGGTATTCTTTAACAGACGAACAACAGTTGGCAATTCTAAAACACGAGTTGATGCACATTTGTTTCAAGCATTTGACCATGCGTGAAAGTTTTTCTGATTTCGAATTATTTAATTATGCAGCAGATGCGGAAGTAAATTCTTATATAGACAATCTACCAAACGGGTGTGTTGATGCTGCAGAATTCGGATTAGATTATAAAATGGGAACTAAGTATTACTACGACAATCTCCCAAAAAATCCAGACTTTCAAAGTAAGTGCCCACAAATGGGAAATCCTGATAATGGAACTGGTGATCACTCATCATGGAAAGGATTTGATAATTTATCTGAAGCAGAAAAGCAATTAATAGAACAGCAAATTGATCATATTGCTAAACATACTGCAGAACAAGTTCAAAAACTTCAAGGTACTATTCCAGGAGAACTTGCAAGTTATATTGGAAAACTATTTAAACAGAAAAAACCTGTATTTAATTGGAGACAATATTTTCGAAGATGTATTGGTACAATTAATGACATTACATTAAAGAAAACACGTAAAAAAGAGTCTCTTAGATTTCCAGATTCATCCGGAATTCGACACAAAAAGAAAACAAAGATATTAGTAGCAATAGATACTTCTGGTTCGGTAAGTAACAAGGAGTTATGTGATTTCTTTAGTGAAATTAATCACATATATAAAGCTGGTGCTATTATTGATATAATTGAATGTGATACAAGAATTACAGCTCAATATCAATATTCTGGTAAATTTGATGGAAAAATTCATGGTAGAGGTGGAACTAATTTTGATCCTCCAATTGAATACTACAATCAAAATAGAAAAGAATATACTTCATTTGTATATTTTACAGATGGATATGCACCAATAGGAATAAGACCACTAAAAGATATGATTTGGATAATTACTTCTGATGGCAATAAACAAAATTATCCAGGAAAAACAATTTATATACCAAAAAACAATGAATAACGAAATGAACACAATAACTCTTGAAGAGTTTTCACATATTTTTAAATATTTAATAGAGAATAATAAAAGACTTACTGCTGATAAGAAGTATCCTATTACTGTTGGTATTGAAGGTGAAGCCGGAACAGGAAAAACTTCTATTATCGAACAGCTTGCTGAAGAAATGGGAATGACATTTGTTAAAATTAATCTTAGTGAGCTTGAGGAAGTATCTGATCTTACTGGTTTTCCAATCAAGGAGTATCTCATGTCAATTAAGGATGAGGATGGAAACTTTAAGGAAAAGTGGATTCCAGCAGAAATGCTTAGTGTATATACACAGCTTCCATGTGGTGACTACGAATTTCTAGATCAGTCTAGAATGTCTTATGCTACACCAGCATGGTTACCAAGAGAAGCAAATCCTAATGGAACAATTCTTCTTATTGACGATTATACTAGAGCAAATAGTTTGTTTATGCAGGCAACAATGGAGTTGATTAATACAGGACGTTATATTTCATGGAGTCTTCCAGAAAATACAAACATTGTACTTTCATCAAATCCAGATAATGGATCTTACTCAGTAACATCTCTTGATTCTGCACAGAAGTCTCGATTTATCAACTTTACTGTAAAGTTTGATATTGAACCTTGGGCGAAATGGGCAGAGGAGTCAAATCTTGATAACAGAGCTATTAATTTCTGTCTTTCATATTTCTCTGAAATTTTTACAGAAGCAAATGGACTTAAAGGAATTAATCCAAGAAGTTATGTAACTTTCTGTAATGCAATTTCTGGAATTGAAAATTGGGATAAGCCAGAAAATCTCGCAATGATTCTTAATATTAGTAAGGGATGTTTTCATGACGAAGAGAATGTTATTGGATCGCTATTTACTGTATTTATTAAGAACAAACTTGATAAACTCATTGCTCCTAAAGATATGCTTCTTGGAGATTGGAGTACAATTAAAACAAAAATAAAGCAGTGCGTGTATGATGAATATAATAGCTATCATCCAGAAATCGCATCTGTACTTGCAACAAGATTGCTTAATTATGCAATGCTTTATTTTAATACAAAAGGTTCTGAAACAAAGAAAGTACAGGAAAGACTTATTGAAATTATCGATAACGATACAATGTTGTTTTCAGAAGATTTAATATTTAATATCGTAAAAACATTAGCTGTAAAAAATTCTGCAAAGATGAATAAACTTATGATTCATCCAAAAATCAGATCTAAAATGTTCTAATTATGCAAATAGTAGGTATAACAAAACCAATAAAAACTGTACGATTAACATATCGTGATCAAAATTCGTGGCGAACAAATAGAGAGTATATAATTCAAGAATGCGATGGTTTATATGGAATTAATAAAACTGATGTAATTGAATTAACTTCAACTCCTAGAAAATTTAGACCAGAACAGTTTGGTGTTCTTACTGATTCTGCAACACTGTATTTTGATAAAAGTGCTACGTTCCCTCGATATAAACTTGAGGGAACTGAGTACAAAAGATGCATTAAAGTAGATAAAGCCGATTTTATAATTGTAGATAAATCAATTAAACCGACTCAGACTTATAGAAATTATTTTGTATTTGAAGATAAAGATTATGTATATATAATTGATACATATCAATCATCATATATAAATCAGGCTTTTAAAAATTCCGGACTCTCTCCAACATCTATTTATTCTGGTGTTGTTCAAATTTATAGTCAAAAGGAACAAATTCTTTTAACAACTCCACCAAAACCATTAATTTCAGATGAAGATTTAAATAAGAAAATTGACACTACAATTAGTCCAGAAATGACACTTGATGATGCTAAACAAATTATTACTATGCTTAATTCAGCAGATATGTCTGTAGTAGATTTGGGACTTAAATTGTTGGCCGGATTTAGTGTTAATGCTACACCATTTAGTATTAAAACTATTTTATTAACCAATAAAAAATGGATTGGAACTAACGCTAGAAATAGCGTAGGAGTCAAAGCTTTATTAAATTCTCTAGGAGTGGATCGATATCAAGCAGATTCTAGATTTCCATGGAACATTGGACATCTAAATGATGGTAAGGTGTATTCAGAAAAGGATTTAAAAATAGGAAGAAGTCTTTTAAGACTTTCAATTGAAAATTATATTAATAACGCTCTATCTAGAGAAATTGAAATCTTTGAAGGACCGAATGTTGGATTTAAAGTAAATATAAGTGTTGAGGAAAAGTAATATAATCGCAATGTCCGGATTAAAAAATGTTGGAAAGGATACTTCAGCAGAAATGCTGAAGTTTCTTTTAAACACTCCATCTTTCTTACATTTTTATTGGATATACAAACGTTTTAATTTTTTAGGAAACTTTGGAAAATGGAAAGTTACTTCTTTTGCCAAACCGCTTAAAGAGGTACTTTCTATCATATTAGGTGTCCCTGTAGAAAAATTTGAAGATAGAGATTTTAAAGAAAATTACTGTGTTGATTTTAACACAAGTAAAATATACAAATGTACAGATCCATGTGTTAGATTATTATCGGATAAAAACTTATCAAAGTTAATTGAATCAGATAGTTATCACATCATCAAAACATATACCCTTACAATTAGACAGTGTTTGCAATACATTGGAACCCAAATTTGTCGTGAATTTATTTCAGATAAAATATGGATTAACGCATCACTTAAAGGAAATAATTTAATATTTTCAGATTTACGATTTAAAAAGGAGTTTGAAGAATTAGATTATCATAATTCATTTAGAGTGTTAATCGAACGTCCAGGCTGCACTCCTGGCAATCACGCCTCTGAACGACAAATTATGGAACTCAAAGCAGAACGAGAGTTTGAAAGTTATATAAATAATAACGGATCTTTAAAAGACTTATTCTATAAAATCAAACGATTAATATAACACAAGCCCCCTATCAGCCTTAATGGTTGGTAGGGGGCTATTTTTTTACTCATCTTGTAATGTTTTTACATAACCTTGAAATTCTCTAAGAGCTCCAACATTTTGTGTAACTGCATATGCTAATGATGCATCACCAGTAATTACTTGTGCGGAACTAGAAACTAATCTTTCTACAGAACCTCAAAGTGGAGGATTTAAATCTCTAGACATAGAACTTATAACTTTTCATACTGGAAAATCTTGTACAGAACCGTATAAAATATTATATGAAGTTTGAGTTAATCAACCTTCATCTCTAATAGATCTTGCAACTTGTGCTGGATCATCTTCTCCTATTAATTTTCCAAATAAAAGCTTTAATAACAATGCAATAACGCTCATGAAAATTAAATCATGTAATCCTAAAATAAGATCAGCTCTTCTTTTTGGATCTTTCCACATTTTATCAAGTTCAGTTCAATCTCTATTTCAAATAGTTTTTATAAATCCTCACATACCTTGTGCAATACCTTCCATTGGATCACCTTGCCAAGTCATATAAGGTTGTGCTAGATCCCCTTCTTTAACTTCACTTTTCTTTACGATTCTTCTAGATGGAATTCCAGTTTGATCTTCTTCAGGATATTCAGTAATCATTCAAAGTTCTTCACCAGTAGTTTCATCGTATTGTTGTTTAATATGTTCTGTATTGTAAACTCCTGGCTTCATTGTTCATTGTTCCATTTTAGCAGTAACATATGTTTTATACTGCATAAATAGTGATCCTAAAAACATGTCATTTAAAAGAGATCTTGATTCATCGTCATAATGACCATAAAGAAGATCCGCATGATTTTTTAATCTCTGACCTTCTTTTGGAGGATATGCTTGTGGAAGCATGTCGCCTTCTTGTAATGAAGTTCCGTCTTCTTTAGTATATCCGATACGATTCCATTCTTCTAAATAAGCATCATATAAAGCCTTTTGATAAAGATATTGTTCGTTAGAAGTATCTCCAGATAAATAGATTTTAAATCTTTCATCTTTTGTCATATCATATTTAAGATTTCCGTTTTCATCCAAAGAATGTGCTTCTCAACATCCGTCTCCCATCATTTTAGCAACAAGAATTGCCATTCTGTGTTGAAAATCAGGAGATGACGCAGTTAAAAATAGTGTATCAGAGCTTCAATTCCTAATTCCTAAGAAATTAGACTTACGCATATATGGAATATTATTCAAAGAATAGTTAGCCATACCATATAATGCATTTAACTGTTGGAGTAAACTTACATTTGTAATATTTTTATGAGCTTCTTGAATAACATGCGTCGCTCCTTTAATGTACGTTTTCATATTTACTCCATCAATTACTTCTACTCCAGATCTACTTAAACCAATCCACGTACCTTGAAGAATTTCTCGTAAAAAAGATCTAACACTCAAACCTAATGTTAAAGTAGAAAATGCACTTTTCATTACAGCAAGTACTTTGTAAATTCCTTGAAGATTCTTATCCATAATATTTTCTCCATAAAATTTACTTTTTACCATTTTATCAAATGCCGTAATTACATCCTGCAGATTATTTCCACCTTGTTGTGATGCATATACCAATCCAGCACGCATAGCATTAAATATAGGTACGTATTTTTTACTAACTTCTTGTTTTACGTATGCTACTAATGCTTGATTAAATACAGATTCTAGATCAGTTTCAAAAGAACCAGTGCCATGTTCAGTAAGTTTTTTTTCTCGTTGTGAATTTGATAGTTCAAATTTATTATACAAACGAGCATTATTTAATTCAAATTCCTGTTTTAATGCCACATCTTCAGCAAAAACACCATCTGCCAAAGTAGTCACTTCTTTTACTTTATTTTTAAATGAACGTCAAACCCCTTTAAAGAAACCCTCCTCTCGAATACTTTCTTTAAGTTGTCGAGTCATTACAGCCTCAGTTAGTGGAACTTGATAATATTCACCATATAAATCTTCTTTCGCACGTTGAGTTTCTTCGTCACTAGCATCAGGATGTCTAATATGTCACATTGTGTCTAAAAACATTTCTAATGCTTTTCTTGCTTTAGTACCTTGAATTTCAGAAGGTTCTTTTAAAGTAAAAGATTTATGAAGAGTTCCGTCTGGATTTTGTTTAAATCAATCTCTAAATCAATTTGCTTCACCACCAATAGCTCTAATTTGTCCATGTTCTTCATAAAATGCTTTAAAAGCCTCTTGCATGGCAAGACCTTGTTTTACAATTTTTTGTCTAACCTCCGCAACATATTGGTCGTGAACATCCGCAAAAAATCTAATGTTTGCAGAAGGTGATAGTTGAGCACTAGAGATATTTAATCCTGTTGGACTTACACCAGATCTTCAATTGCCGATATTAATTTCGTTTTGAAGTCTAATTCCATTTAAAGCAAGTTGTGCTCTTTGTAAATACAAATATGCTTGCCAAACAGGATCTGTATAATCAGGAGAATCTGTTTTACTTAATTTATCATATCTACCACGTAGTGATTTTATTTCAGCATTAATTCAATCTTGTGTAAATTCAATTTCAGGATTGATTTCCTGAACTAAACTTTCACCAATAAGAGATAATTTTGAATTAGCTAAATAAATCATTGCGGCGTGATCGTCTCAAAAAATATTCGTTGAAATATCTTTTGATTTTACTTTTGGATTAGATCTGCGCAAATCACGATAATTTTTAACTAATTGAGATCCAGTAACAATTGTTTCTTGTGCATATCAAGGGTTAATACATCTGATTTCAGTGATAGGGTTTTTTTCAAAAAATTCTGGATTTTCAGATAAATACAACATCACTTCCATTAATTCCAAATTACCATTAGATGACGATAGGGTGTGTTTTCTGTCGATATACATATCTTCGGTTGTATTTCCTAATATGGAAGTACCCATTGACAATTTATTTTCATCAAAAACAGCTTTATTTGTAACTTTTATTATTTCTGTATGACCTGCATTATCGCTAAAAATAAAATAACCTGCTCTATTTAATTCAGGATCATAAATAAAATTTCATTTTTGAACTAAATATTTTTTAAATTGATTTTCAATTCAATACTTTTTGGAATCAGAAATATTTTTAGAAATATCCTTTCAATCCCCGTTACCATTAATAATTTCAACAACTAAATTAGCCAAATCTGTCAATTCACTTGCTCTAATCTTTTTTACATCCTCAACATATTTGTCTATTTTTTCAAACAACTGTTCTTTAGTATCAGCATATACTAGATTTTTACCACTTAATTCTTGCTCTCTAAAACAATATTTTCCCTTACTACGATATGCGCTACTTTCATTAACTTTTCATCAAAAACCATTATGTTCATCCTTTAAATAATCGGCATCTCTACTAGCTCGTTCTTCACTTCTAACAACAGATGGGAAATATTCATGATGCATTTCTTTGATTCGTCTAAATGTCTCTGATTCAACAATTGCTGAAGCAACTGGAACAATATGCGATACATTATTATAAACAGCACCAGCTGTTGTACCAGGAATAGAAGATGCAATTGATTCAAAATTTATTTTATCAATAGATTTAATAGTAGCTTTTGCTTCTGCATTTTCATAAGTTAAATCTAATTTAATCGGAACAATATTACAACTTGCTACATTTACACCTCATTGTTGTAACATAACATTATAAAAAGCTTGTTGATAAGTGGCATTACGTATTTTGGTACTATGCCATCAATCCTTTTCTCTTCTAATAGCATTGCTGGTTTCATTTCAATTACCAGGAATTTTACGTGAAACTTTATAGTCATAAATATGAGCTCTACCTCATTCGTCAATTACCAATAAGTCAATTCGTCCATTTAAAGAATTTTTTCCAAGCTTCTTTAAAATTTCTTGCATATTTGGATCCAATTCTTTCGATTGAATAGCAAATTCTGAGTAAAACTCACAATTTTTACCATGTTTTGCTTTTAATCCATCAATAAACATATTGGCTTGTGCAATAACACTTTGTCTTAAAGTTTCGGATAACTGAGGTGTAGCTCTAGGTTCTTTACCATTTATCAAATCTTCAAGTATTGCGTGTACTTCGTTTCCAATTTCAGTTAGTTCTGGCCAAGTATCTATCATAGACTGCACAGTATTTTGTGCTTCAATTTTAGCATCTTCCTCAGACATACCTTTTTTCTTAAAAGCTTCAACGTACTCATCAATAGCCATTTTCTGTCAACCTTTTAAATCAAATTTCGGTGTAATAGGTTGTGTTCAATCTGAATCCAAACCATAAGACGAAATAAACTCTGTAATACCAATTGATTCAGGTATATACTCAATCATTTCAAAATCCTCTGGATTACCAATAACATCTTTTTTGGGTTTTGACACAGATTTAGACACAGATTTAATATGAGCTGCACACTCTTCCAATATCTTTTTAGTCTTTTCTTTTGGATTTACAGAGAATGTTTTGTCTATTGCAGAAAACGCTTCTCCCATTTCATCGATTTGAGTTTTGAGGAATAGATCCAGCTCTTGTTCAGAGCTGAATCTTTTTACCTCATTACCTAAATCAAGAACGTATTCACAGTTACTTCCTAATTGCATTCTTGTTTTAATTTTTCTTCTTCAACATAGTTATTTTTTAGAGTTGCTGTTTTTTGATTTGTAACAACTCAATTTAAATCTATAATATCATTATATCTATGATCAAATAAAGCACTTTTAAATACATTTAATAATGTTTCTAAATCAGTCGCTCCAAGATTAAATAATGATTCTCCGCTAACATTTATTCCTAAAATTCTATTAATTGCATCAAACAAACCGTCATTTAACTCTTCAAGGGTTACGTTATCATCTCAATTAGCAATAGTATTATCTAAATAATTTTGTAATATTTTAATAAAAACTTCTTCTTGAAGATCAGAACCGTGTTTATTAGGATACATTGCTGCGTACCTATCAAAATCAGGATGATCGCTAATTGCAGAAACAGCATTATAATAAATATCTGCATATTCTGAATTTCATTTTAATCCTGCCATTAAAATATGTGCAAATTCATGTAATGGGTCTGTAACACTTGCGTAATCTACATTTACGTAAACTTCTCCATTAGCTATAAATGCTTTTGCGCCTCAACAACTAGGATCATCTCCAAACATATCTTTAACAGATCTCGAACTTACTATATGAAAACTATGACCATATACATTTTCTAAATGTTCAGAAAGTTCTCTAATTACAGCTCTAGAATCACGTTTGATTTGATAATAATAATTTTGTTTATCATTAATTTTTTCAACAGTACCTTGAATTTGATGTGCACCTTTTCCAGTTAAACATGGCAAATCCAATGTAAAATCAGAAATGTGTTTTGTTGCATAAGTCTTACTAGGACTAATTTTTGTTCCTGGAACTCTAGTTTTTATTCTAAATTTTAAATCATCAATTTCATATTCTAATTGATCTTTTAGATCGGTATTGTCGAGTTTTGAAATAAAATTATAATAACTATCAATCAAGAAAGTTGAATTTTTAGATCCAACCAAATTCTCAAATAAACGAGTCATTGAATTTTGTCCAAATGAATCTTTATGAACCAATAAGTTGTACAAATAAAATAAATCTCCAACTTTTCATCCAAATTCTGGAATTGTTGTATTAGATAATTCATCAAACGCTTGAAGAATATTTTCATAAATCATCATAGTTTTTGGAGATGCATCAATACTCATCATTTGTAAAGGCAATCGATAGAATTCTCTAACTTCACCAGTACGCTTATCTTCCATTATAGATTTAGATAAACTTCTAATAAAATAATTATCTTTAAATTTAGGATCAGACTTTAACATTGGAATGATATAATTTTCAACAATATGTTTAAATGTAGCCATTCCATGTGTTGAATTTAAAGGTAATTTATCGATTTGACCATTATTTGATTGTGGTACGTTTGCTTCATCATAATAAATTTCTCCAACAGGAACCGTTATTGTTAATGGTTCTGTCATTGATGTAATTCAATTGTAAATTAATAAGTCGTTTACATAAGAAGATACTTCTTTAAATTCACGTTGGTTGATAGATTTTATTTTAGGAGTTTTTAATTGACTTGAAAAATCACGTTCTAACTTTGTTTTAACAGAAAATTCAGTAATCAAATAATTGTCCATGTATAGCAAATCAAACATTGATGCAAAATGAGGAACTTTTGTAATAACATCTAAGATGTTATAGGTAGTTTTTACCGTTTCATAAGCCTCAATCATATCTTGACGATAAACAGGATCTGATAAAAATTGCATTAATTTAAACGGAGTAGTTATTTTTGCTGCTTCAAAACGATCATTAATAAATCGTTCAATTCTTTGAATATATGCAAATTTGTCATAATTATCAGTTCTCATACCCTGATTGATTCCTAACATGCCACCAAGTAACTCCATTTCTTTCATAGCAGGTACTATTTTGTCAACAATAATCTCAAGATATCCGCGTTGCTCTTGTTTTTGTTCAGGTGTAAACTTATTAAGTTCGATATTACGTTCACGAACATATTCTAAGAACTTAACAATTTTTCTTCACTCTGTAGATGTTATAGGTTCTGAATTAAAGTTTCTTGTGATAACACCTTCTCCTTCATCATCATAATCTGTACCATCGTAAGAATCAAAATAACCATCTTCATCATAGTCTCAATCAACATCTTCAACAGAAGCAATTTCTTTAATTTGTTTATTGTATCCTTCTAATAATAATTTTTCAATAAACTCATTATCATTAAGTTTATCCATTCAATTATCATCATTATGTTCTGGATCACATAAGTGACGTAAACACTGTCTATCAACAAATTTCAATGGTTTTCTGTTTAAATAAAAATCAAGAGCTGATTCAAGTGTAAAACTATCAGTATCTTCATCAAAAATATTTGTTTCTGTTAATTTAACAACTTTATTAAAAATATCAGAAGTCATTATTTTTGCAATATCTCCAAATGGAGTACCAATAGAAAGAAGATATGTATAAATATCAACAAACTTAGAAGATGCATTGATTTTTGCCAAAATAAGTTCCTTTGCATTATCAGTTGCTGCAGAAAGTAATGCTGAAAGAGCATCTGCAGCATTAATTCTATCAGACTTCTTTTGAAGTTCGACTAGTTCTTTATGTAAATCAATCAATTGTCCTTTTGGAGTAACCATTCAAGGTCTTCACATATCAGCCGATAGAAATCTGGTTCTTATAGCATAACGTTCAATTAAATCATGGAAATTTAAGTTTGCATATACCATGTAATCTTCAGAGGTAAGTTTTTCTACACCACCTTTGTTTACACGTGGATCTAAAACAATGCATTTTTCTAAAATATTAACAACACCTTCATCTAAAACATTGTTATTAATTGTAGAAATTTGATTGTTTAAATATGTAGATACTGCAAAGAACACTTTTAAAGACACGGCTGTTAAACCAATTACTTCCTTACCAACCATATTTTGAGCCTGCATTAAATATTTAGTAGCAGGATTATCAGCACAAGCGTGTTTTGCTTCTTCTCCAGCTTTACTCATTGCTGCTGCTTTTTGTGGTTCTTCCATAGCAATAGGAGTATGTAAAGCAATTTGATTTTGAGGATTGTTAACAACATCTAAGATGCCACTAACTACTCTATTTTTTAAAGCACCTTCTTTTCCAAAATTATTAATTCGAGTTTTACTATGTTTGTTTAAAATTCAAATAACGTCTCTTCTAGCTTTTTCATACTCGTATCTATCAAAAGGTTGTTGGACAAGCCAATTTGGTTCTTCAAATACAATTCCAGATTCTGAAGATTCTAAAATTTTAATCAAAGGTTCTAAAGAACTAACAACCCCTGTTATAGGAAGTCCTTTTCCAAATTTCATTAAAATTTGTTGCATTTCAATTATAGAAACAGGTATACCTTCTCTAGAATCTTTAAATGTTCTTCCATCTGGTTGAGGTAATCTAACAACTTCTTTAGGTGTTAAGTATTGTTGTAAGTTACTAGTTGTTTGGAATCTACCACTTGAATCAAGACTATATCCTAAAATATAAAGTTTATCAATATCGAAATCGGATCCTTCCAATCAAGTATTTGCTTTAGCTACATAAACATCATTTATTTTACTATCTGTAAATGCTACAACTCGCATTGGCATAAAAGATTGCATACCCTGAGTTGGAATACGAGCACAAACAAAATTAAGAGATTCATTAAATGCATTAAAACGCTCTACCGCAAGATCTTCGACTCTTTTATTAAACCTTTCTTCTTCAATTTCAAGTAACTGCTCTACTGTAAATAATTGATTAAAGTCTTCAGATCCGTCAACATCAATTCCAGCAATGTTCACTAATTCACCATTAGTAAATGCATCATAATGTTGAATAAGTAATGATTGACGAATATCCCTACCATAATTATACCTTACTAAAGGATATTTATTATTGTTTTTTAATTCATTAAAGCGTTCAACATCATGTACTACAACAAGTCTTTGTCTGTTACCTTCATTATCAGTTACAGAATAAAAAGATTTACCTTCTGAAGAAGTTAAATGTTGTTCATCAACATAAACCTCACCATCTACAATAACAAATGAATCATCTCTAACAGCGCCGGAATCAGAAAGTCTTTCTTCTGCATTTTCTTGTGATGCAACCATTACAAGAATTTTGTTTCCAGAACCATCATATAATACAGCATCGTAATAATCCGAATTTATAGCAACTCCAGTATAGTTTTCTTGAATTCTATCATAGAAAAATTCTCAACCCCTTTCTTGAATATCGTGAATACTATCTCCTTCTCTCAATCCAAGAGCTTGAACATTTCTACGTCCCATGATAATTTCAGCAGGTTGTAATTCAACATTTTGTGCTTTAACCATCCTGCCTCTAAATTCAAAACTTTTTCCTAAATCAATTGCACGAAGAGTTGTTTTTGTTCTTTCGTTTTCTTGATTGATCCAATCATCTATATACAACAATCAATTTTTTACCGGAACGTCTTTGGCAGAAATTAATTTTTCTCTACCATCCTCTCCAATAATTGTGTAGTTTCTTGATCCAATCAATAACATATAACCTAGCGGAACATCTTTTCCTTTTTTAAGAGCTTCTTTATATTTAGCCAAATATTGAGATGCTCTAACAGAATCTAACTGATATTCACTAAATTTACCTAGAACATCACTATCATCATACAATTCAAATGTTAAATTTGATTGTTTTAAATTCTTTGGTTTGATAGTTCAGTTATAAAACACTTTTCCTTGTGTAAGATGTTTTATTTCATCATATTTTGTTCAAGAATCAATTTTAACAAGTTTAAAAGTATCAATATCTGCACCAGGATCTCCAACTAAAATTGTATCCTCAAAATCAATATCGTTTTGATTTATTGGTTGAATAAACGGATTCATTTCTTTGTATCCAAATCCATCTGACACACTCCTCATATTAATAAAATCTTCATTAGAAGCATTTGCTCATAAACCTACTCTAGCAGGATTTGTGATTTTATATAACTCATCGTATGTCATTGTGGTACTCCCAACCTTATAATATTGAATCGCGTCATGAGAGGGACACAATACTCCAGCAAGACCATCATATTTTCTACGAATACCTTTTTTATTAAGCATTGATGTAACAGTTGCAATAAAAGCACCATTAACAGTTGCTGCACTAAATGGAAGTTTAAATTTTAAACTTGATTTAGCAAGACTTTCTTCAGCTTTCATTACAAATGCTTGAGCAAGACCAAGTGTATCTTTGTCCTTACCCATAAAAGAATCGATTAATGCTTTTCCAAGTAAAGTATAAAGTTTATCGATATCTGGATCATCAGATTTGATATTTTGATCAAAATCAGATAACGCTTCTGCAACAACTCCTCCAATGTCAGCGTAAATTTCATTTACAAATTGAGATGTGTATCCATTTTGAACCAATGCACTAAGCATCTGAGTCATCTCTGTAACGTGAGATAAATCCAAATCGTGATCTGCATTCATCTGAACGCCTCCAAATTTTGTAGACATTGTAATTGTTTGTAATGGAGATTCGTCATAAAAAGCATCTGATGAATTTACATTACCGGCTCCAACTTTAATCGCTGACTTATTTACCGCATAAGCAATCATCTTATCTTTAAGTTTATAATCCCCAATTATCGTAGATACAATATCTATATTTGCATCGCAGTATTCCAAATTGCCATTTACATCGATTTGTCCAAAAGCTCCACCAAAAGCTTGATCTAAATCATAGATTGAATTTATAGTAATAACTCTATCAGTACCAGTTTCTTGTCAAACACCAGGACTAACATAAGTAAATCCCGTTAAAGTTCTTACATTACCAGTATTAGGATCTTTAATTTGTAATAACGTTCCGTTGTGTTTTTGTACCCAATCTTGATAATATTTATTTAAATCGATTTGTGTACCGTCAATTTGAGCACTATGCATTTTCTTAAATAAACGTTCAAAAGAAACATCAGATCCTTGTGATTTTCTACGTCTATCGTTTGTTAATTCAAATACAGCTCATTTAAGAAGTGTTGGACGACCGTATCTTGGATCGTTATCATGCATAATTGTTTTCTTATCATGACCAACTGCAGCATCAACTAAAGAATTATTTTCAAATCTAGATTGATATGGACTAGAAAAACCAGAACCGTCCATTGTATCAAGTCCGTCATTTTCTTCTCCAATCATATTTCAAACCGTACCAGGAATGTCACTAATTACAGATATATTTATTGTTTCTGCAACTCCATATTTCATTCCTTGTAAGAACGGATGTACAGTAGCACCATAAATAACAGCACGTTTGTTTTGTGCAATTAAGCGATTTGCTTCACTAAATTCAAAATAATCATCTGTTCCAAATCCTTCCTTATTTTTATTAGGATGTGCTCAAACTTCACCAGTCATCAATGATGTGTATTCATTTGATAAAAGTACATCTGTCATAAAATATGTATCAAACACAGGATGTAGTTCAATAGTATAATTAGGATCAGTCAATAAATCAGAATTGGTAGAATTAATTACTACGCGCTTTCCATCAGGGCCCTTAACTTTGACTAAAGTTATGTTACCAGAAGTGTTACTGTGTCAAGTAGGATATTGTTTTGCTAAGTCTCAAGCTTTTGCAGAATCGTATTTATTTAATTTAAATCCGTTATCAATTAAATTCTTAATGAAGAATCGTTTTTCTTTTTCAAGACGAGCTTTCATTAATTCAGGATCATTAAATACATTATTATAATGCATTATTGTTTCATTCACTCTAGCAATTTTTTTAGAATCACCTTTAAATACATATCCATGAATTTCTTCATAAAAAGTAACAGGATCTGGATTTCCATCAATTCCAACATGTGATTTAAACATAGATTTTAAACCACTTAACTTAATTTTGTTATCAACAAAATATTGATCAACTTCTTCTAAAGTTGTAAAATTGGTGCCAAGAACTTTGTTATAGTCTGCCAATAAATTAGCAGCAACTAATTGCATTTTAGCACTTCTTACCTCAAAAATTATATCAAATAAAGCAGATGTGTCTCCAGATTTTAATGCATCTTTAATAATTGTTTGGAGATTTCTACCATCATTCAATTCATTGCCGATATTAAATGGAATAAGATAATGCGTATTTTTATCCGCAAAAGTAGTATTCTGCAAATAAATTGTACCAGAATCTACGGAACCATAAAAATCTTCTAAGATAGCAAGTTGCAATACCTCATTAATTGTTAATTGAGAAGGTGTTTTAATTTTACCTCTCATTGCAACATCAGAACGAACAAGTGGTGCATCAACTAAATGGGCGTCTCTATTTGCAAACAATAAATTTCCTGCAAAAATACCAGGATCGTCTTCATATTCATGAAGCATTGCGTGATAATTTTGAGCTAAACTTATTAACTGATATTTTGGAATATTATTTCCAGCAGGATTTTTAATAACGCTTGCTGTTTCAGAACCATAAATAATACTTTGAATATTTGCAATTGGAACCAGCGCAGCTTTATAATTATGAAGATTTGTAACTAAACCCGACTTAGTTGTTGACAAACTAGATCCTGTTTTATTATGTTTATTTGAAGCATGAATTAAAGGAATTGCTATAACTTCTTTAAATATTTCAAACAAAGTACGAGTATCGTTTGGTTGTAAATTATGTAGCAGATCCATAAATTCGTCTGGAACAATTAAACCAGTAACATCATATATAAAATCTCTTGCTGTTTGTTCGTTAATATAACCAAACTGTTTAATAGAATAAGACCCGTTTTTAAAACTATATTGTAAAATAACTTCTGTCTTTACACCTCCATCCTCACTAGTAAACAATTTTATTTCGTTTCTAGTTATTTCAATATTATACGCACTTTTAATTCTTTCAAATTTTGATTCGTCATGTTCTAATACATATGCCGCTGCTTGAATGGTATCGTAAATTCTCATTAACTGATTATTTACATATTGCTCCGAAAGATTTCGACCTTTTAATCTACCTTGATCAACTTGATAAGAACGATATTTAATTGGAATATTTTTAAAGAACATTGCAGTAAACATATTTTGCACGTCCTTATTCATTCCAGCACTATAAATATAATCTCTAATTCCTCGTAGTTTTCCAAGCATATATGTAAGATGTGATCCTTCTATTGCTGCAGCTCCTGTAGCATGTTGTTCTAACGCTGTAATGTAATCAGAAAGAATTTCTGCCATAGGAATATTAGCTCCTTTATATAAATCCTCACTATGTGATTTCATTATTTCCAATAATGGAGCTCGAAGTTCTGTTTGTAAAGAACCCATAACACTAGTAAATCCTTCAATTCCAATAACAGATTCTGTAGGTTCTCCATCAGAATTAGTTTCTGGCAAATAATCAAGAATTAATTTAGCAAGATCACTAGATTGTTCTAACGCATCTGCTCATTCAGATGAAGTAAATCCTGTAAAATGTTGAACATTTGGGCCTTTATAAACATATTTATCAATAGCTTCAATTCCTGAATTTTTGTATTCAGGTCTAATTTCAATAAAAGGTGCTACTGATTTTAATAACGAATCAAATCTTTTTAAAATTATATATGAATCTTTTATAGCAGAATCTTCTTCTACTAATCCAGATCTATAAACAGCATATCCATCTAATGTCTCATTATATAGATTTGCAAAATCCACATCGTTTTCAACAGACTCTATTATAGGTAATCCTATTTTTTCTCTTAACTTATTTATCAGGCTTAATTTATATTCTAAAATGCCGTTATTAAGCACAGTTCTACCATTATGCGTTCTTTCAGCATCGATAAAAACACCCAATTTTCCATCTTTTCCTTTTAGATCCTTATTAAAAACAGAGCGAGAAATAATTTCTTTCTTAAAGTTTCTAATCATGTTTCTATATCCAGATGGATTTCCAACATACATTGTTTCTACACTTCCTTGTGGATCTTCTTCTACAACTTTTGTAACAGTTTTGTCTACAGGTTTGACTTCGTTAATAATATTATTCGCAGGACTATAATTAGCCCCGCGAATAATATTTTCATATACTTCATTACCATCAATAAAATTATCAATCATAAATTGTTTGAAAAGATTATTGCCTTGTAATTGCATTTGTTTAACTAAAGGTCAAAACTTTGGAGAATACTTACATTTAGCAGTCATGTAATTCTAATCGTTTTGTTAAATAATTCATTATTGCAGCGTTGATAATGTTATACGCTTCATCTGTTTTTGAACTCATCACATTAATATAGTTTTCAGCAAGTTCAAATGTAGTATTACCTGTTTGAATAGATAATATATATTTTTTAATAACTTTCTGATCTTCTTCTGAAATAAGTTGCATCGTTTCACCTTTTAATGTTTGCATTAGTTGATTATATTCAAATCCTGAATTAAAAGGTATTGCCTTTCAAACTCCATTTTCTAATTTTACTATAAAATGTTCCTCTGTTCCATCAGACAAAGTTACTGAAAAATTCACATATTTCCAAGTTCCGTTTTCTTTAAAATCATCATAAATTGTTATATTAGATGATTTAAATTCGTCTGAAAGTAAATTCTTTAATCAAGCAACAACATCTGTACGTTGATTTATTATAGGCCTTCCTTGTAAATCTCTAATAATAAAAGGGAATATCCAAGAATTAGATCTCCTTGCCGCAATAGAGTTAATTGAAGCAATATATGCAGTTATTTGTACATCCACACCTAATCCAGGAGTAAATGTAAATTCAGGAAGTTCTAAACCATTTGCTTTTGCAATTTCATCAATTTCTTCACGCATTCCGTCAAATTTATCTTTTTCAAGCATTTGACGCTCTTGTTTTTGTTTAGAACCTGTTTGAATTTTAGAATCATCTAATACAAATACAGAGTATGTTCAATCAACAGCCGTTGTAGTATAACTTTCTGCATCACTAGTATCTTGTTGAGTCGACTTATGTTTACTTCAGAATGAATTTGGATACCTAACAGTATCAGCGTATCCTTGTGCATAAAAATGTTGAGGTAATAATCGATCAGCATCTGCTAAACTTATTGCTTCCCCATCTGCATAAAACATCCAATATATTAGTTCGTTTTGATCTCATTCATAAGCCTTCATATCTTTATCCGGACGTAAGTCGTAATCTTTAAATTGAACAGAAACGATATCATCCATAGTAGCTCCTGCAATTTGTAAAATAGCATCTGTTACTGTTTCAAACGGATACATCATCGTATTTCCACGAACTGTATATTGATTTCCATCAGGAGCAATTATTGTATATGAATTACTACCATTAGATCGAACTTCATATATACTTTTTCCAACTTGCATGAACATTGCAGTATCATATCATACCGTAACTTTATCCGGAGCAAGACCGTTTCTAGATTTAACTACAGATCCCCTCTGATTAATAATCGCAGTAAGATTTTTTAATATCTTATCTCTCACTTCAGGTGTTTTGAGACATTCTGCTACAAACTTACCACCATCATGTAAAACATGATATTGTGAATGATTTAAACTTGTAAAATATTGTGCTCATAACTTACTATCAAGTGGTGCAATAATATGTCTAGAACTAGTCGTTGTTGCTGCAATATAATCTTCAACAATATTATTGATATCTTCTTCTGATAAAGTTGACACGTCATGACCAGAAATAAAAGCGGCTGCTTTTCTATAATTTTCTTTAGCTATAGTACGTTTAGCGTGCATTGCGTGTACATATTTTAAAACATCACTTGGTTTTAAAGCACGTTGTACTCCAGCTAAAGTAACTGTATGATCATCAGCAAATGCTCAATTAACAACTGTTCCATCAGGCATTGTTTTTTGAGTAGTTCTAAATAAACCTCCTAATTCAGCATCTGTATATAAAGGATCGTCTGTACAAAGAATTTGAGTTTTACCATTATTGTTTTCACTTAATAGAAAACCTTCCATATCTGTTGGAATAGAATCACCATCTTTTACAGTGATTATACCCCATTGGGATCCTACATGTAAACCAGGATACATACCTGCAATTTCAGAAACCTTAATACGTCTAGTCTGATTAGATTTATCATATCTAGGTCCTCTAACTTGAGTAAATTCTCCAGTATAAACTCCTGATTTTCCAGAATTAACCACTCCAGCATAAATTCTTAGTTCATGACTATCGTTACCAGAAACAATATATAACTCAGATTGTTTTGTGTTAATTGCTTTTAATTCTAAACGATATCCATATGTCTTAATGTGATTTTTAAATTCATTAAAAAATATCGCAGAACTTGCTTTAAATCTTCTTTGAAGTTTGTTAAATGCTTTAACATTTAATGTTCCATCAGAATTTATGAATTTTTCATTTCTTCTAATAAGAGCAGAAATCAAACTAATTAAATGTACATAGTCTAAATCACTTACACGTCCATTAACAAAATTGTACAACGATGTTGGTTGCGATGCTTCTCGTTGAATAAAAATTGGATTAGCACCAATACCATCATATATAGTTGAATAAAAATCACCTAAATACATTGGTGCTTTTCTTTGTTTAATTTGTTCGTTAATTTCTTGCTCAAGTGTTAATGGTGATTCTGGTACAAAATCATTTGTTGGAGGAACTGTTGGTTTTCCAGGATCTACAGGACTAGTAGGTGGCGCTATTTGTTTTACTTCAGAACCAGGTACCTCTTCTATTACACCAGGAGGTGTTGGGGGAGGAGGTGGTAATTTAGGATCTGTTGCAGCCGGTGGAACTTCTTCAACAGGATTTGTTTTTACTTCTGATGCAGACGTAGGTGGAGGTGGAGTTTCGCCTTTTACCTCTAACTTAGGTGCAGAAGAAGTAATTTTTACAGGTTTTGTCCTATAATAAGTTGTATTTTCCTCAAAATTATCCGTTTTGGATATTCTATTTAATGAATCTAAACGCCACTTTCTAAATGCTTCACGTTCTTTATCAGACATTACGTAAGGTGCGTTCGATTCTGGACTATCTTTACTCAAAATTGCCAAAGCGTTGGTAATACCATAATCAATCATTGTAGTAGCTTGAGTAGATCGTTGACTAACAGTGTAAAGATCTCGCATCAAATCAAATTTTGAAGAATTGTGATCCGTTCATTTTTTATCAACAAACACATAATCAAATTCTCCACCATTCACATTTGTAGACGGTCTTACTGTAACTCCATCAATTGCAGAATATTTAGTAACATCATCAGAAATGATTAAAATACTACCAAGTCCTTTTACTCGTTCAATTTCTTTTCTGAGTGCTTCTTCAGAATCAACAAATTTTTCTCCAACAATTCTTTTTCCTTCAGAATGATATTTTATTTCTATAGGAGTTGACAAATATTTTGCTAATTCTTTATCAACATCGTTTGAACCTCATTCTGGATGTAAAGAATATTCTCTTTCAACAGCTTCTAGAATACTATTAATTATATTATAGTTGTCTAATTTAGCAACATTACTTGCACGTAAAGAAGCTGTTGGACTAGGAGTTCTTAGAGAAACAAAATCTTCAATGCCATTAGATACCATTTGAACCTCACCTTTAATAGTACCTTCGTTTTTAGAAGCAGTTTGTTTAAAATCTCCTAATCCTATAATAAAGATTCCATGTTTTTCAGCATATTCAGAAAGTAATTTGAGCTCTACTTCATTAAAACATGCTATCTCATCAACAACAAGTATTCTTAATGGTTTACCTGAATCAAAAATTAATTTATCAGATACTTTAATATCTTTTGGTTCAAAATGAGCTTTTTCTTCATTAAAGAAAATATTTTTTGCTTCAACGCCAGTATCACTATCGGTAATAAATTTAAATATGTCATCACGAGTATATTTTATAACATCTTTTTTACCAATAGATTCTGCAAGTTTATCAACTTGTACTTCTGTAGGAGCTAATACTACAAAATCAGTATTGTCACTGTCTAACATTTTAACTACAATATTCGCAATACCTGTAGTCTTACCAGTGCCCGCACCAGCTAAAGTTAACATAGCATTTTTCAATACAGCTTTATTTGCTATATATGGGTCTGAATGACCTTCTTGTTTTAACAAATCAGCAATATTGTTAAATAGATCTGGACGAAGAGCCATAGAGTACAATTCTCTAACTGAAATTTCTTGTGCAAAAATTGGAGCAAATTCAAAATCATCACTCTCAATGACACCTTTATATTTAGCATAGAAATCAGAAGCATTAACTGTAATAACAGATACAAAATAATTCATTAAATCATAAGATTCAATGATTGCGTTAGGGTCATCTGTTAAACGAGTAGTAATCATTTTAACTACATCCGCACCAAATAAATCACGAAGCGATTTTGCAAACTCTGGTTTGTAAATATCTCTTCCAAAAGAAGATTTAAATTCTTCAAAAACTTGTGATTCAAATTCTATAAAAACAGATTCTCACTCACCGTAGTTTTGCTCATTTATACTAATTGATTCTACATCAACATAATCCGATGGTTTTTCAATACCATCTCAAATTTTTATTAAATCAATTCCTTTAAGAGCATCTTTAACAGATTTTGCAAAAGCTGGAGTTAACAAAGATTTAATGAATTTAGGACGCATATTACAAGCAATCTTCTGTTGCATTTTTGATTTTCTTGATTGTGATGCTTCATTAACTCTTAATAGAGTATCAATTCTCATTTGAAGTCTTTCTGCATCTTCAAGTAATATTTTTGCAGAAGTTTCATCTAAATCTGCCAATAACTCTTTACCTTTTATAACTTGCCTATAAGGATTTATTCTATTATTTGTTCCATCAAAAGCACCATGGATAATACCTCTAAACGCATTTAAAAGAAGACCGATTTCTTTAAGTTCTTCTTTTACAAAATCATTATCCATTGTGTAATCAAGAAGATTCTCTTGTAAAGCAAGTCTTTTTTCTTCAGATCTTAAAATGTCTAAAAGTTTAGATGGAGTTCCATTAACACTTATTACAAATTCTGCAAATAAATCTTCAAAAGGATGATATTTAACATCTTTTCTAATATCATCGATTCTTTGAATAAAATTAACAATAGATTCTCCATTAATCGTTCCAAACATTTCATCCATAAAAAGTTGTACTAATTCATCTGGAGCAGTACTAGAACTTCTTATGATTCTTTCTGCCTCACGATAAGCTCTAACAGCTGCAATATTATCTTTACCTAAAGATTTTGCAAAAATGTCCATTTGAGCTATAAAATCTTCTTGAGCTTGATCAAAAGTTCTATTGAAAAAATTGCTAGAATCTGTACTATAAGCTTCACTATCAGACAACAATTCATCAATACTGTCCATTTCTGGAGCAGTATCGTCATTTAAAATAAAGTCTAAAAAATTTCTAAATTTACTAGAAACACCAGTTCCAAATTTTGACTTTATGTAAGTACTGTAAAAGCCATTAAGATCATTATCATCATAAAAAACCTCTTTCTTGTCTCTAGCTTTTGTATAAGTATCTTCTATTATTTTTGCAACTTCATCAAAAATAGAATCTTCGTCTGCATCAACACCTAATAATCTAAAATTCTTAACAGTTTCATCAGATATTATTTGTTGTGTAGCTAATTCAGGATTAGTTTCCAATTGATATAGGTATTGTACCAAAGCATCTCTTGCTTCAATACTTTCTTTAAGTTTTTCAGCTTCCTCTGGAGTAAGACTTTCTTTAGCCTCTAACTCATCAATTGTTTTTTGTAATTTTTTAGCATTGGCAATTGTTTTAAAGTACTCAGCTCCATACTGACCTTTAAACGATTCAGATATACCATAACCTTCAAGTGATTTTGCAGTTTCTATTAATTTAGGAGCTCAAGCTTCCGACAATCCTAAATAAACGTCATACGCTCTGTATAAATCATATTTACCTTCATGTGCGATATAATCATTGTAATCCTCATCAAGAAGATCTTTTTCAACATCGTTTAATGAATCATATCTTTTGCCTAATTTTGATTGTGCAAAATTGTCTTTAGTAAGTCGAACGAAATGTTTGTTAAGTTCGTCATTCATTACAAATAAGATTTGACCCATATAATAATCATTTCGTTCTCCTTTTAAGATTGCATCTCGCTGCTCTCTAAGAACCTTCAACTCTTCTTCAAGTTGTTTAATTTCAGCATTATTTTTAATTGCCTTTTTGGTTTCTTCTTTAGATTCAGAAGTATCTCCTACTTTTTCAGATTCAATTAACAATTGATTTAAACGAGCTCTTTTTTTAACAATCTGAGTACCTAAACGATTGAACTCGTTTAAGAAACTTCCCATAATTCCAGATTTTACAAAAGTATCTGCTAAAGCCATACCTCTTGCATCACCATTCATTTTAAGAATTTCTCCAAGAGTTTTTTCATTTACCTTTAATTGTTCCTCTGATAAAATTTGCTCAATTAAATCAATTTGTTGCATTAAAGCGTTAAATACAATATCATTATGTGTTAGTCCATCAGTGACTGCTTCACTAACAATTTCTTTACCTTTAACACTTTCTATTGTTTCAAACTTACTTCCAAGATTTGTGCTTCCTAAACGGCCCTCTTTATGTCATTTACGATAGTAGTTTCTAATTTCTTCAGCGCGACCTTCTGCGATCATGTAAGTAAGTTTGGATAAATCTTCAATTTCAGTATTTTCTAAAAACTTATTATGTAAGAAATCATCTCACTTACCATGCATTTGAAAAATAGCACCTCCAAGCATACCTCCACCAAAAGCCATAGCGTAACGCGCGAGTGTATTTTCTACAGTCATTCCGAAATCTAATTTATTATCAGAACTTGTAGTATTTATACCAAGAGCCTCAGCACCTTTTGCAAAAGCCTTCATCATATCAGCAACACCTTCCTCCATCACCTCTTCAATACCTTCATTAACTGATGCTGCAATAAATGTTTGTTTGGCTAGAGCACCCTTAAGGTGTTTTGTATAGGTTTCTTTCATTCAATTAAACAAACCTTTTTTTGCTGAATTTTCAGTGGCATTTTCCACTATTTCTTCAACACCTTCTTTTGCATATTTTTCACTCCATTCTTTTGCAAAATTCATTGCTGGAGCTTTAGTTACACTTTCATCCAATCAAGAACCTTTAAAAAGGGTGTCTTTATATCCTAGATATTCTGAATTCATTAATCCATATAAAGCAAATGTACTAGCTAACATTGCCAATCCAGCAGTTTCTTCATTGGCGCCAGCACTTCGGAATAATGAATAATTTTCTTTTGCAGACGTACCTGCCATATAAGCAAGTGCCATTTTTTGGCCCAATTTTACATGTTCTGGATTATTTGGATTTCCAAGTAAACCAGGAATCATACCAACCGCTTTTTGTTGAAATAGCTGATGAGAAACAGAAGATACAAGATTTCCGAGATTTTCCATAGAAATCATTTTATTTCTAGAATAATCCGAAGTACTTCCTTCAAATCGAGCCATATAACTTTCGAATTTGGTCATAGCTTTTCCAAATTCATTGTCGTTAGAAGAAAGAAGACCGTTTATTGACTTACCTAATACAGGAATCAAATCAGCTAATGCTAGTGCTGCACCAACATATCCTAATATAGGACCTACATAAGGAATTAACATCGGTAGTGTTTTTACTGCCGTTTTCATTAATGTTCCACCAATAGATTTGTCTATTCCATCAGAATCAAAAAAGTCAAATTTATTTAATTTAGAACCATCTACTGTAAAAGTATCTGTGTAATGTAAAACATCCTTTCCATACACTTCACGATTACCTAAAGTTTCATAATAAGGAGATCCTTCTTCATCAAATTTATATTCACCCTTTCTATGCTGTACAGTTCTACCATTTTCTTCATGAACTCCATCTTCATCTCATGTAGCTAAAACAAGAGTTGGTCTAGAAAAAGATTTAAACAATCCACCTTTCTCATTTGGAGTTCAACCAAGAGATTCACCTGTTTCATGATCTCTTACAACATTTGCTTGAGCTATTTCTCTAACACTCATTGTTGGATTGGTAGCAGATGTAATGTAATTCACACCGACACTAATTTTCATTGGGTTTTTACCAAATACAATTTGTGTATCAGTATCCATTTTCTTTGCATTTCTTGGAGCTCACCATACATCAGGATTGTATTCAAAATTTTGTAAAGCTAATTTTTCATAATCTTGTTGTGCATATTCATTATACAATGACAAACAATCATCATAAAATGTATTATAAGCTTTATTATCGAAACGGCCGTCTTTTCCAACAAATGTGTCCTTAACTTGCTGTATATCTTTATAATAATCTCTAGATTGTAATCCTAAATTATCAGCAGTTAATCCCTCTGCTGCCATATCTTCAAACGTTGTGTTAGGTTGAAACATCAACGTTGCAAAAAAATCATTTGGTTTATTAGACATATTAGAAATTTGTAATCATTCCAGAGTGTTGCATATTTTGTTGCGTTACATTAGTAATAGCAGATTCTGGAGCTTTAGTTTTACCTCCAACATGTGCAGCAACACTAGGATCTATTGCTATAAATATATTTCCTTCATACATATTATATCCAGCTCATGTTTCAGAGTTTCCAGTAATGTCTTTATCACTGTAAGGATCTCCGGATAAAATAATATTATTATACATACCTTTATATGCATTTCCCTCTTCTCTCGATAAATTATGAATATATGGTGATTCTTCATTGAAATTCAATGTTCCAGAACCAGCTATACCACCCAGCACTAAAAACGGCATTGTATTTCTAGCATACACATTTCCATTTTCATCAATTTGTACTTCGGATTCAGAAATACCTTCTGCTTTTAACGCCGACAAAATATTTTGTTTTATTTTAGGCTGTCCTTTTAATCTATCTTGAACCCTATTTAATTTAGCATGTAACTCAAAATTTGGAACAAATTTTCCAGCAGAAACTTCTTTGTACGGCATTTCAACACGGTACATGTTTTTATTTGCATTAAACATTACCTTATTGTAATCAGATTCATGTAATAGTTGATCTCCAAAAGAAACTGATCCTAAAGCTAAACCTCCAATTGCTTCAGCTTTAATTAATAATTGTTCTACATTTGTAGAAGGTAATGGATTTCCAGATTTGTCTTTTACTTTTCCAGCATTTTGACCAAATACAGAAAATGCAATCCCACCTTCTTTTGTAGTAATTTGAAATCTTTGAGGAACACCTAAATCCTGTCCAGTTCCTAAACGAATAGCATCGTTTATTTCAGTCATTTTTTCAGGAGACATATCTTGCCCTGTTTGTTCTAAATAATGTTTTGTAGTATCTGTATCAAAATCAACAGTTCGTTTACTATCTGTGTTTTGAGTTAGGATCAAACTTATAAATTCAGCAGAATCTTTTGTAGGATCACCACCTTCAGAAGCAATTGTTGCACGAAGAGTTCTTTTCATCGGTTCAGATAATTGACTATATAAATATGTTAGTGCTACATTAATATCTTTTGCCTGATGTTCATCTGTTATTTTGTAGTAACCATCTGGACCAGCTGCCATTAACGTCTCTATTCCATTAACAATTTGATTTTGTTTCTTAGAAGCATAACCTTGTTCTGTAGTAGTTCCGAGTTTTTCTACAAGACCTAACAGATACTCTTGTACAGATCTAATTCCTATGGCCCCACCAATACTAGATAAAACTTCTGAATTCATTGCAAGAGGTGATCCTTTTGCTTCACGATATCCTAATAATTGTTCATTAGTAATAGCTTTATATTTTTGATCATCATAACCTTTTGCATATTCTGATGCAGAAACAGTAGTTAAATTTCCATCTTGATCTTTAACATACATATAACCCCTTGAATCTAATGCAACCTCTCCTCAAGCATCCTCATCGTCAAGATTAGCAACGGCTTTTTCATGTCTATCTTTATTTCATTTTACGTCATTTGCCATTTTTTGGATTTTCACTAAATCCGATAAGTCATAGTCATCATTAGTTCCTCCAAACAACGACATGTTACTTAAAGACGTAGAATTTGCCAAAAAAGAATTTGCTTTTGTTAAAAACAAATCTACGTCACTAGGTATTCCGTTAGATTTTAATATATCTACAATTTCTTTTTTAATTCCAGTTAACTTTTCATCGTTTGAATCTGATGATTTTGTAGTACTAGAACCAACACTTGTTCCTGTTGTAGTTTGTGCTTGATTAGGAACAAAGGGGGTGTAAACTACACCCCCGACTTGATAACTTTTTATTTTCATTTATGACAATGCCATTTTTAAAAATTCAAATGCCTGTTTAGATAACTGTTTAATAGCATCTGCAGATATTTTTTGATTGTTTATTCAAATTTGATCTGATGCAGAACGTTGACGAGATGAAACTCTACCACCTTTTTTAGCAGAAAAAATAGATTGTTGATTATATGTTCTATAATTATTCATTCTTCTACTTAAAGTTTCTGTTTGTAAAGCATTCATTTGATTAATGTATTTTTCATACTCGGTAGGATTTGCAGTAAAATATTCATCTAGTGTTGTACCAGAATTTACCTCTCCAGCAGAAATAGCATCGTTTAGTTTTTGTTGATAACTAGCACGAATGTTATTAGCATCGCTTGTATACCTTAAACTTTCACCCTGATCCGCCAATTGATAGTTCATATTTCTATCTTGTGTATATAATCCTAATTGTTCAGTTAAAGCGTTATCCATAACATTTTGCATTTGTGCTCTACTAGCTCCCATCTGAGTTCAATACGCATTTTCCGCATTAACGGCCTTTAATCGATTTGCATTTTCTGTTTCTGTACGTTTAACTGCATAAGTTCGTTTTAATTCATTTTGACGGTCCATCCAGTCAGAATAAAGTTGTGATTGTTTTAAACCACCCTCTAGTTCCATTTTAACAGCTTGATCGTTTCTAGCACGTTGATCGGCATACATTGAGTTAATATCAGAATGAACATTTACAATTGGTCTTCTTAAATTGTTGGCAGCTTGTCTATATTGTTCTCCAATACCATAATCTTGGAATCTGTTATAATACTCAGGTACATTTGATGACATTCCGCGCATTGTGCTATTGTATACATTTCTAGCCATTTTTCTTTGAAATGCATCAGCACTAACAGCATTCAACATTTTTCCTATTCTGAAAAAATCACTTAAATTAGAACCTCCATTTGTACCGTCACCTACTGGATTTCCAGCAGCTTTTCTAGCTGCATCTCTAGCAGCTTTATTTTGTCAACGTTGTTGTTTTCTAATTAATTTGTCAGAATATCCATTTGCAGCAAGATCTTCTGCTAAAGTAGGTTCATCAACAAATTCTTCTGTTACATCTACAGTTTCTGGTAATGTAG